AGTTTTCAATAGAAACCCCTTTACCTGATAAATAAGTTCTATTTATAATAGTCCCACCTGTAATAGTTGTAGTACCAGTTAAATCATATTCTACATTATCAGAATAACTTGTATATGAAAACGGTGTTGATGGAGTTGCATTTTGTCTTAACTGTACTTCAAAATCAGAGTTAGATGTAGCAGAAGCTAAAAATCCTTGAGGAATAATAAGTGCATAAGGTCTACCTGATTTAATTCTAATAGTTGCTAAATTATAAAAAGTTCCAGCTGTTGTTAAATTAACTCCAGCTAATGATGCAGTTCCAACCGACTGAACAACTCCTTGTGGAGAATAGCCTCCTTCAATTAAAGCAGAAGAACATACTTGTTGTAAAGTAGCTGTGCTATCTAAAGTATCTAAAGCAATAATCATATATCTTATAGGTAATAAAGCAGTCTTCATATAAACCGTATCTAAATTATTAGCATTTAAAAATGTATGTGCTGTAATAAATTTACCATCAATGACAAATCCACATCTAACACTTCCCATACCTAACCATTCAAAATCGGTAAACATAATACAAGCTTTTGTAGTATCTAATGTATAACCAGATGCTCCTGTACCATCTAACTTATCTCCATTCCAAGAAGATTGTGCAACTGAATTATCAACAGAAGATCCTGATGTAGAAGTTCTTCTAACCCAGTTTAATGTTGATCCTGTTTTTTCAAAATAAATACCGTTATCATTATCAAACGAACCAATTCTTTGTGCTAAATTAGTTTGAGCTGAATCCATTACAAAGGTATTAAATATTAATAATGACTTACCAGGTTGATAAGACATCACTCTTTTAGATTGTCTAATGACATAAGAACCAGATCCTGTATCCACATTTAAATTTACAGTAGATTTATCAGATGAGTAAGTAACACTAGAACTACCTCCTACGATAGCTTCATCAAATAGATTATTTTTTGACATCACATTTGTGCTATCAAAAATAGTAAATGGATTAGATACTCTTAGTCTTCCAAATGCATCATAAGCATTTGATCCATCTCCACCACTTATTACTGTAGGTTCTGTATTAACATTATTACAAGAACTCATTAACAACCTCCTCCACCTTTGAACCAAGTATATCTTTCATCTTCTTCTTTTAAGTCTTGTAAGAATGTAGTATTTAATTGTTCAACAATTGATTTAATAGCTCTATTAACTTGTTTTTGAGTAGAGATATCATATTTATCTTTTGGCTCTGGAACTCTTACATTTATTTTTGCCATTATCTTCTACCGTCCTGTTGAATATCTAATCTAAATGTTCCAAATCTCCAAGACTCAGAACTAGAATCATTTTCTATTTTTATATTTACAAATCTTCCTCTTGCTCTTGTATCTTTTTTAGTTGTAGTTGAATCTATTGTAAATGGACTTAAAGTACTTGTACTATCAGATTGTTGTGGATATCGTTTAATACCTAAAGTTACTTTTGCATTACCTTGAATAGATTCAAAATCAGGTACAAATCTTCTTATTGCTAAAAATACTTCTCCTGCTATTCCTCCTTGACTTTGTATATCAAAATCAAAAGACTTAATATAAGAGGTAACAGTGGTTACAGTTCCATTTTCATCTATTTGATCTGTTCCTACTTCATGTTCAAATAATTGAGTTTTACCTAATCCTGATTCTCCTATTACAACAGGAAAGGTCCCTGATGCCTGATCCGTGAATTTAGTTGCAAAAGGTTTTGGATATATTTCACCATCTTCCCAAGTTGTTCTAGCTTCTGTACCAATATACCAAGCTTTATCTACATAGTTGTATATAACATATCTATCAACATAATCAGAATTAGCAGAAGGATAATACCATATTATTTCTGTATAAAGATGATTAATTCCTGCGTATATTTGTTGACCTTTTGTAGTATCAATGTCATCAAATACATAATCTTCTACAGAACAAGGTAATGATCTAACTGTACCATCATAAGCAAAGAATCCTTTTTGACTCATCCAAAAAGCAATACCATCTATTTCTATTGCTGCATTTTTACCAATCAATCCACAACTAGTTCCAACTTGTTGAAAACCAAAAGTAAAAGGAGGACCTATAAATCGCATATCAAATAATGCATTATCTGTCCAAACCAACATAGTTTCTTTTGCTTTCACAGCTCCCATTAATTTAGTTCCATCTTGTAATCTTTGTGATCCTGATGTGTTAATTGAAGTTGCAGTATATTCGTTAATATTTTCTTGATCTGAAAATCTTATAAACATATCATCTTGAGTCGTTGCATCTCCAATAGTTGTTTCAGTTCCAAAATGAACTAAGTATCTTGTTGTAGGAGAGACCATAGAAAATCTAGTTGCAGTTGGATTATTAGTTGTTTCAAAAGCAGCAGTATTTGTAGATGCTCTCACTGTTAATGGAGTGACAGCTCCCGCATTCCAAGTAAATGTTTTTCCATTCGCAATCGTTGCAATTAAAACTTGTCCATAATTATCAAGACTCCAGAGGCCTGGTTCTAGAATCACATCACTTGAAGTTTTAGCCGTGCCCCAAGTACTTGATCCCCATGTTCCTGTTCCCCATCCATAACCGTATGTTTGTGTTTGAGGACCTACAGTTTCATATGGAGTTATGTCTATAGATCCACCCGGTCCTGCACTACCGGTTGCAGCTGAACTTTGTGTAATTACAAAATTATCAGCATCAGTAACACTTGTTACTTGAAATAGTTTATCATCAAAATCAGTTGGATTATATCCTGTGCCTATTGGCAAAAGTGTATTATCTAATAAAATAATATCACCTTCACTTAATCCATGACTAGTATAACCAATCGTTACTTGATTAGAACCTGCTGTAGTTTCAATTGTAGCAAATGGTAAAGTTGTTTTTAAAGGTGTAATATCATAAAGTTCACCATCATAATATATAAGTAAAAATTTATCGGTACCAATTGCAAGATATCTATTACCTGCTAAATCAGCAAAAGAATGCATCTTTCTTGCAACACCAACAATAGATTCTTTAATAGGGGATTGCCATCCACCTACTTTTTCTGGTAGTCCATATCTAAATCTTACTTTATCAGAATCTACCCAACGCTGTTCTGCACCGGCACTAGTATTCTGTTTATCTATTCCGGGTAATAATTTAAAATCAATAAGAGCCATGCTCCAAGCTCCTTATGCTGTGTTTGTTTTATATGCCCAACCTCTTGTCGCATCTACGTAAACTAAAGTAATTGCTTGACCATTTGTACTTAAAGTTAAATCCGATGCAGCTGAATTTATAGGCTCACCATTTCTACCAACAGTTAAATTATTAGTATTAAAAGTGCCTCTTGCATCAATAATGGTTACTTCATCTCCCGTAGAAGGAGTTGCAGGTAAAGTCACAGTTATAGTTCCAGAAGATGTGTTTGCTAAAATTTGATCGTTTGCTACTGCTGTGTATGGGCTATTTGAATCAGTAATTGTATTATAACCTTTTGTAATTAAACCTTGATTAATATTTGTACCATCAGAGTAAACTAAAGCTTTACCACCTACAGGTAAAGTAACTCCTGTTCCTGATACCGTTTTTATTGTTAAAGTATAATTTGAAGATGTTCTTGTTGTTGCATCTTCCACAACAAAAACTCTTTCTGCTGTATCAGGCATGGTTACTGCTCTATTGCCTGTTAAAGTTCCAGTTAATTTATAATATAGATTTTTACCATTTGAAGTAGCACCGTCTGATAAAGCTAAATTTACATCTGCACCACCTACTGCTAAGCTTAAATAACCTGTAGCAATTTGTTCTAAAATTTGTAAGTTAGTATTAGTAATGCCTCCCCAAGTACCAGATTTTTCTCCGGTAACCATTAATTCAAGTTTAGCGTTTGTTGAATAACTCGATGCCATATTTATCTCCTTATATTATCATATTATATTAATTTTTCTCAACGTCAATCTTTTATGGAACTGGAGGAAGACCTACTGGGTCTATTTCTGTCCATGTATTCGTTACTCCTGTTGTAATTGGAGTCCAAGTTTCATCTACATCAGGATCTATTTCGCTCCATGCTCTAATAAATACATTATTTGTAGAAATATTAAATCTATTACCTGTTACAAATACATTAGCATCTGCTGTAACTTCAACATCACCAATTGAAGCATTGATTCTACTTCCAGTGACATTTACGGTTGCGTCTCCAGTAACTGTAACATCTCCAATTGCAAAGTTTAATTGACTTCCTGTTACATTTACATTTGCATCTGCTGTAACTGAAACGGTTCCTGTGTCTAAATTTAATCGTTCACCTGTTACGTCAACATTCGCGTCTGCTGTAACAGTTGCTATACCAGTAGATACATTTAATTGCTCACCAGTTACATCAACATTAGCATCCCCTGTAACTGTAACATCTCCAATTGTAAAGTTTAATTGGTTCCCTGTTACATTTACATTTGCATCTGCTGTAACTGAAACGGTTCCTGTTGAAACATTTAATTGTTCACCCGTTACATCTACATTAGCATCTGCTTCTACAGTAACATCTCCTATTGTAGCATTAATTCTATTGCCTGTTACATTTACATTTGCATCTGCAGTGACTGAAACAGTTCCTGTTGAAACATTTAATTGTTCACCAGTTACGTCTACATTAGCATCACCTGTTACTGTGACATCTCCTATTGCAGCATTAATTCTATTACCTGTAACAGGTACGTTAGCGTCTGCAGTGACTGTTGCTGTTCCAGTAGATACGTTTAATTGTTCACCAGTTACGTCTACATTAGCATCACCTGTTACTGTGACATCACCAATTGAAGCGTTAATTCTATTTCCGGTAACATCTACATTAGCATCAGCTGTAACGGTTGCTATTCCTGTTGCGACATTTAATTGTTCACCTGTGACATCTACATTAGCATCTGCTGTAACTGTTGCTGTTCCTGTAGATACATTTAATTGTTCACCTGTAACATCTACATTAACATCACCTGTTACTGTTACATCTCCAATAGTAAAGTTTAGTCTATTTCCTGTAACATTTACATTAGCATCAGCTGTAACTGTGGCTATTCCGGTAGATACATTTAATTGATTTCCTGTAACATCTACATTAGCATCAGCTGTAACTGTAGCTATTCCGGTAGATACATTTAATTGATTTCCTGTAACATCTACATTAGCATCAGCTGTTACTGCTACGTCTCCAATTGTGAAATTTAATCTATTTCCTGTAACATTTACATTAGCATCAGCTGTAACTGTAGCCGTGCCTGTAGCGACATTTAATTGATTTCCTGTGACATTTACATTAGCATCAGCAGTAACTGTTACATTACCTACTGAGGCATTTATTCTACTGCCAGTAACAGCAACGGTTGCATTTACTCGTTCTAAAGACGCAAAAGGTGCTGTAGAAAATGAAGTTGAGCCAAAAAACATAATAAATCTTACTTATTTTATTTAAATAAGTAGTTTTATTACAAAAATTAAGATATTGGAAGACCTAACATTGGTCTTTTATCATAAAAATTTTCAATAGAATAAGGACCATTAATATCATTATAATGTAGAAATACTTGACCACATAGATTTCCTTCAAATATCTCACGCCAATGTTCTAATTCACAACCTCTATATATCAGCATGTCTCCTACATTTAATTCTATTTTTTTATTGTCTAAAAATATAGGCCAAAGATCACCACCTAAATTTAATGTGGTAGATATTTCACAACTAGGTCTATCTTTATGCTTTTTTAATTCATTACCTTTTTCATAAATTCTTGCATAAGAATAAGTAGGAATTAAATCTAGTTCTGTTTTTTGTTTCATTAAAGGTAACAATTTCATCATCAATGTCTCCATAACAAAATCACCATAATGAGCATAACTATTAGGAACCTGTGGATCGTTAAATTTACCTAAAAATTCAGATTGAGAAACTAGACTGTTATCATATGCAAATTTAACAGTATCTCTTTTTAAGAGAAAATAGTTAAAACAAAAATTAGCTAGTTCATAAGAAATAGCGTTTTTTACTATGGTATATTTGTTGTCTTTAAAACTCATTTTTGTATAAAATTAAAAGATACAGATATTCGTATATCATTTGATAAATTGATTTCTACTCCATGTGATAACCACGCTGGAAACATTATA